TCTGTATCACTATCAATAGTTCCTAATAGAGTCTCTACTCCATCTACATGACCAATTATTGTAGATTGATTTGCTGCCGTTGCAGCTCCACTTGGTAAAGCAGATGACATAGTATCTACTTGTAAATGCCCATCACTATCTACCAGAGGAACATAACTAGTACCACTACCTGTTTTATTAGTATTAGCATAAACTAAAACATCGTCAGTCCCATGGTCTAAATCTACTTCAAGACTTACAGTACTACTTTCTGTATTTAGGGTTACGTTATCTATATCTACTTTTAACGCATCTTCCCCTGAGTTTAAAACCTTGTTTAAAACTTCTTTAGTTTGAAATTTTGGAAAAGCCATATTTCTTTCCTTTACCCTCCACCACCGTCACTAAGACAATTATCTAATATCAAAAGGTCGAAGTACTCTCGTACCTCCAACTTTCTCTCGTTTACGTGTACCAAATTTAACTAATGCATCTTTCCATTTTCTTTCATGTACATTACCTAAATTTAAACTTGTGGTTGCTACAGCCGCATCATTTGATTGAGCTGCTCTATCCATAAATAATCTTGATTTAACATAATCAACAACATATAAATGTAATGAATTATCTAAATCTAATGAATCTGTAATATCATCAACTGCTGTTGGTTCAGCGTAATAATGAATAACCAAACCTTCTATTACTGACTCATCAATCGCTTTTAAATCACCCAATTTAGAGTGAACACTTGAAGAATCAGTACCCTTAGTTGTATTAATTGATAAATTTTCACCATTTATAAACCATGACAACTTATTTTCAGGATAATCATAGTTACTATTTTTAGTTCCAGTTCCTGCGGTTGAAGTAGTAATAGTAAATCCTGTATTAACATCAGAAGCATCTGTTACTGAACCTCTAACAGCATTTGTAACTGTAATAGTTGAGCCAGAAGTAACTGAAGCTGAAAAATCAGTTTGACCATTAATAACTCCAGCAACAACTCCCGCTACATCGGCAGCTGATGATACAGCATTAATAGCACACTCTAGACCAGTAGATGATAATCCTGATGGTTCAGTATCAGAACCAGATTTATCTATCCAAACATGGTATGCATTTTCTTCAAAATCAGAACCCATACCATATAATAAAAAATATTCACTTGCATCTATAGCTGATTTTGCTGTACAAGTTACGCTTGTTACTTCTGCTGCTAATGCCATTATACTAAGTCCATTTTAAGTGTTTCAGCATCCAATAGTCTTGGAATTTTAATATATTCCCCTGCCGAGTCTTTTACATCAACACGGTAGACCTTATTAATTTTTTGTCCTGAATTATCATCATTTAACGTATACCACATTTGGTCTTCTATTAAATCAGTTTTAGCATAAGATATTTTAGTATGATACATACCAGCTTCTACCAAAGCATCATTAATAATATTTAATACATATGTTTCGCCAACATCAGGAAATACTTGACGAACTCGTGATAAAACTTGTTTTGCAGTTATAGTATGTACAGCCATTATATAATTAAATCCTCATATTCATAACTAAAGTGTTCCCAATTATCTGTAATCAAATTCCAAGCATTGACTTCTTCTAAGGATGGAGTCGGGCCATAATTTTCATCATAACTAATTGAATTAGAAATTGTTACAGTTGACCATGATGGAGTTGTAATTTCACTTACACTAGTCCATGTTGGAGTTGAAGATTGACTTATTTCTGTCCAAATACCAGCCATTATTGACCTCCACCCATCTTTTGTATACCTTTATCATAATCAGCTTGTAATTTTGCTTGTTGTTTTTCCATCCAAGTATATTCAGTTGTTAATACAGACATTCTAGCCTGAACTTCACCTGTATTTGCATTAGCCAATCCAATATTATTCTGAGCTTCAGAGAAATATGCATTTGCTGTATTAATGTAAGATTGTACAGCTTGTACTTTTGAACTGACTACTGAACTTCTTGATGAAACCTCAGAAGCGAAACCAGCTATTTCAGCTTGTAAAGCGCTTACGGCAGCATTCCAATCTGCAATATGAGCTTGAGCAATACTAATACTTGATTGTATCGCTGCCATTGTTGTTTGAGCTTGTTGAACCCTGGCTGACGATAATTCAGTATCTTCATTAGTAATTTCTGCATCTATATCAGCAAAGTTTTGAGCTAAGTCATAACTTGCGTTAGGAAAATCACCATTAATATAACTAATAGCAGTATCTAAAGCGTCATTAACCTTTTTTAAACCTTCTCCAGTTGTATATACAGTTTCATGTCCAAGTAAAGCTGGGTCAGCACTTGTTCCTGCTCCAGAAAATTTAGCAACCGCTGTTGCAATTCCATCAGCTGCAGTTTCAATATTACTACCACTAGCAGTATCAGTATAAGCCGCTATTTCAGCAGCTTCTGTTTTAGCTAATCCAATCTCAGTCGCTGCATTACTAATATTTGAAGCTGTTGTAGTTAATTTAGAAGTAATTGCACTTAATGCACTATTTACATCTGTATTTCCAGCTTTTGCAGCCATAGCATTTTGTAATGATTTAATCGATGCGTATAAAGGAACTAAATATTCCCATTCTAATGGAAAGGATGCAACTGAATCATCCATAGAATCATGAGCATAGGTAACAGAAGGTCTGTTAATTTCTAAATACTTACAAGCTCCTGAAGCGGGTAAGGCATTAATCTTACCATTATAAATATACCATACAGGGTCAGTAGCCGTAGATTGTTCCATATGAGAACTTGCAAACGCAGAACTATCAGAAGCCCTACCAGCTGATTCAGCGGGTATTTGTCTACAAGGTTCATCTGCCCTTGTAACAGATAAAATCTGGCCCGACTTTGGAACTTCACTTTCACTCCCAAACGCAGTACTTGTAAATGTATCAACAGTAGCACAAAGATATTTTAATCTCTGCGGCATAGAGTTAATAACTTCTATTGCTCCATCAGATAAAAAGTCACTTAATTCTGTTTGAGTTGGAGCACTACTTCCATCTATTGAAAGACTAGTTAATGCTTCAACTTGTGCTTCAAATGATTGCATATATTACTTCTTCTTTTTACTTTTCTTTCTGGATTTTTTCTTTTTCTTCGTTGGTCTTCCACGTTTCTTTCCGTATGTACCTTTCCCTCTTGGCATAATTATTCTCCATTTCTTTGTTATTTTTTCCTTCGGTCATTGTACAATTTTTTAATGTACTTAAACCTTTACCCCATCTCATAATGGTCTTACTCCTAAATCTTTTAGTCTTTGATTCATAGTATTACCAGCCATTTTATTGGTGCTTTCTTCTAATGATATAGAATTTAATTCAACATCTGTTCTACTAGAAATTCCTCCACGCATCCATGAATTTGTAGTGAATTTTGGTGGATGAGCTCTCTCTCCACAACTTTTACAATAGAACCAACCCCCATCATTAGGGTGGTCACAATGTTGACAATTAGACATTAAGCTCCGCCAACAACTACCGTCATCACTCTATCACCACGTAATTGTGTATGAGTAATAGATATAACTTTATTATTTGTCGAATCTAAAGTATCTATATGGTCTTTTATATCTCTTGCCATTGTTCCAACAGCAGCAGTCTCTATATTAGGAATAGCATCATGAATAAAGACTTTACATTTTACATTATCATAAACAGCCATAATTTCTCCAATTTTTAAAATTTTTAGTAGATTTGGGGTAGACCCTTTATACGACCTACCCCACAGTTCTACAAAACTGTCAACCCTTACGGATTAAGTTTAGGTAAATATTTCAGTACCATTACTATTTGGGTCAGCTGTGAACATTTGTCCAGTTACAGCCCAAACAAGTTTAGCTCCACCGCCTGCACCAGTATTACCTGTTACAACAGCAGTCACTTTAACAATAGACCCTACACCACCTGCTCCATTCGCAAGATTATCGTCAAATGTTATCTGAACATCATTCGCTGCATTAGCTACTATGTTGGCAGCTAATCCATCTTGTGCTGTTCCAGAAGCCCAAACCGCACTAGGTAATACAACTAATGAACCAACATAATAATCATTATCATATCCAGTATCAATAGTTCTGTCTGTATTACTTGCTATAGTTTCCATAAAAGTATAGGATATACCTACATCATCTTTGGTAACAGCTGGCAAAGTGATTGCATAAGTTTCGTCTTCATCAAACAAAAATAATGCTCCACTTTGAGCCACGGTTAGGGTAATTGCTGTATTGGTGTCATCAGACTGACGTAGCACCTCTTGTCTGTAGTCTCTAACTACAGGAGAAGGTAGGTCAGTTCTGTCAACTGCTCCAAATTTACCACTATTTACATTAATCGAGTCAGCTCTCATAATTATCCTCCTTACAAGTCACTAATGACATACATCATGTGAGACTCAGGTAATGTCACTTCAAGACCAGCTTCTGTAAGAATCATGTCTTTGCGTAAGTCTTCATCGTCAGACTGAACATTAGTCGTAATATAAGTATCACGATTAATACCATTTCCAACAAGAGGACGATACGAAACTTTGCTCATATCAGCAAACATCATAAATCCACTTGAAACGCCACGGAACAGAGGTTCTTTTACAAGATGCAAAGTTCCATGAACGGTCTCGATGGTCATTACTTTATGTCCAAATGCTCCAGCTTTAGAATCAAAATTCATCCTTGATGGAGAATATTGATATCCCATTGAAGCATCCATAAATGCACCGTCACCGAGTTTGTTAAAGAAAGTAATTAAAGGTAGACTAGCAAGAACAAGTCTGTCCCCACTTCCACCTCTTGCTGGGTCGAACAACACTTCTAAGTCACCAAGTAATAAATCATAAGTCAAATTCGCTTGTGTTTCCACACGGGAATATGCTTGACCAGATGTATAACTAAGTGCAGTTGTATGTGTTGCTTGCGCTGTCGAATTCTTTAGAATATGACCAGCGAGCCCTTCCGTATATTGTACATTTCCCTGACGAGCTTTTTGTGAAAAAAGCATGGCTCGTTCAATATCGACTTTATGCTCACGAAGCTTAAGTGCCCAAATACGTTGCCACTCATTCGCATATCCGCGATATTTTGTAGCAATTGCTGTATTTGTCATTTCAGCCGCAGTTTTAAAAATCTGCGTGTAACCATAGTTGTCTTCTATTTCACTTGACCAAACATCAGGAGAACCAGTACCTTCAGCGAAAGCAGTACCAATAACCTGACAACGGTCATTATCAGCAATAGCTGCATAACCAGTAATAGAGCTATTAGAAAGACTAATAATCTTACCAGTAAATGTAGTTGTTGTGCCAGCATCAACTGGAGAACTATCAACTCTTACTATGATTTGAGCTCCTTCAGCCACTTCTACTGCAAATACCATTCCTTTGATTAACCAATCAATAGAAGCTGTTGGTGTTGCAGCGTCAGCTACTGAAAAACTATAACTAGTTCCAGCAGCTACTGTGCCAGGTGCGTTTGCCATAACAAAGTCTCTACTAGTCCAATCGATTTTAGAACGGTCTTCCAGATAACGGAAAACTGAATCGTCAGTAGGTACTTTACTTACTTTGCTTAAGTATACGAAAAAGGGCGATTCTTCTGGTGAAAGGTCTGCTACTCTATCGCCAAAATTATATATCCGTCTAACGTCAGGCGTACTACCATGAGCACTTGCGTGACTATTTGACGAAGCTTGGACGACATCTGTAGTTTTTACTCCACCTTGAGTAATTGCCATTTTACACTCCTTTTATTGTTAAGATTTACGGTAATCTTCCATGAACATTTGCTCCCATAATCCCATCCCAAGCTGAATCTTCTTCATTCTTAGGTCGCGTACGAGGGTCTTGCCCTTGTATCGCTCCTGGACTTGGTGGAGCTTTCTTGGAAGCTCTTACCGCTTCAAGTGAGTCGTAAACGCCTTGAGATGCTTTTTTACCGTTGACATCCTGCCAAAGTTTTACAAGGTTATCCAAACCAACATTTTCTTTTGGTTGGGTAACGAACTGTAAGAATTCTTTAACATCGCCATCGGGCATCTTATGTACGTTCTTTAACTCATTAATCGTATTATTCAAGGCAATATTCTCATTCATCTGAGACATATGACCTTCAATAGCACGTGACACCGACTGATTCTCCTGAGAAACTCTCATTTGATAAGACGGTGAATCCGGCTTGTAATAGGCATCCCAAGGATTAAATTCTTCCTCGGATACCTGGGGTACTTGTTCTTTCTGCTGATTAACAGTTGCTCCCTGAGCGTTCTGTTGCATCTCCACCGCAGTTCCAAGGGCGTCTTCAAGTTTCGTCAAATTCGTCTGTGACTTATCATATAATGATTGCCACTTCTTACTTTCATCCTCCCAGTCTACTTGTGAAGTCTCAGATTGCATCTCAGGCTGAGGGACACCTTCGTATCCTTCCTCAGTAAATGCACTATTATCCTCAGCAAAAGGATTAGTTTCCTCAGTCCCAGCTACAACGTCATCTACGACGCCTTCGCTGGCATTTGCTTCAGCTATATAATCTTCCATGATTTTCCTTTCTACGATGTTTCGATGTCATCAGGAGCAGAACCAACGCCTTCTTGCATATTATTAACAATAGGCTTTAATTTCTCCAACTCGAACTTCACCGTGTCGGCAAGCTTATTTGCTTGCACTTTCTTTTCCGCTTTAGCGTCTGACCGTACTTCAGACAAATCACGTTTGAATTTCTCAACCGCGACTCGCTTCTTGTCTTGGACAGACTCCCGTTGTGCCGTTTGCAAGTCTCCTCGCAATTCTTTGACTTCTTGTTGCAACTGTTCGTTAGCCTGTTGCAACTGAGCAATCTCACTCATTCTTGATAAAATACTTTCTTTGTCGAATATCTCTGGGTTTTTCTTCAATACTTCTGTTCTGTCTACTAAACCAGCCTGATAGGCTTCAAAGTATACACCATACTCAGCCCATTTACTTGTTGGTAAAGTAGACCCTGCTTCAATTCTAACATCATGTTGACCAATATTGTTCCTATCTTTCGCAATATCGATAACAGTTGGATTCATATCGCTATATAAAGTATTAACAGATACCTCATTAATATTGTTATTAGGTTGTATCAATCTAAAAATCTTTTGGAATGTATAATGTCCCTTAGAGAAAG